GTGCCATCTAAGCTCTTAATAGCGGAAGCCGAGATAGTATCGCCAAATACAATATTTGCTATATCACTTGTTTTAGCCATAGCTACAGGTTGATAACCTTGTACTGGTAATCCGCCTGTATCTATATCTACATATTCTTGGTTAAGGATTACATTAATAGAGGATGAAGAGCCGCCTGTTGGTGTGTAAGTTACCTTTTCACCAGTAGCTCCATGATCTGCCTTTATATAAGCATCAAAATCTCTATCAAATTCCATAGCCATAATTACTTCTTAGCTCTAGTTTTAGGAGCTTTTACTTCTGAAGTTTCTAAACCAACACTTCTGTCAGCTTTTTTATCTTTTGTTTTTTTTGTAGTTTCTTCGGCTTTAAAATAACCAACTAATTGATTGCCAGTATCTACATCTAGTTCAACTATATCTCCAGCAGAAACTCTTTTGCCTGCTGCTATAGTGTCTTTTAAAATTAAGTAATTTTTCATATTTAAGATGGTGGAGTTTCCCCCACCATTCCATTTAAGCATTAACTAATTAGTCGCTTGATTTACAGAAAGAAACTGCATGTCTTACAGCTACATCACAAGTCTGAAGAGCAACAATTCTTATTGTTCCAGATTTTGAGTTACTGTATGGATCCACAGTTATATCTAACGAGCCATAGAGTCCAATTAGCAAGTCTGCAAAGTTACCAAAGTAGTAATCACCAGCAGTGACTTGGTTAGATCTGACAACATCATAGCCATTAATTTGACCATCTGAGCCAACGACCATTTGACCAAATCCACTAGCTTTATCTACAGTTTTTAGGTTGCCCCAATCTGAAGGTTTAGCAATATACTTTAAAGAACCTTGTAAAGCATTATCAGCACTTACAGCACTTTCCATAGCTACTAATTCAGCAAAAGTAGGTATTGCAGCAGCAAATGTTGTTGTATTAATACCTGAAGTTGCAGAAATACCTGTAGGCTGTCCTGAAGAACCAGAACCAGCTAAAGCACCTAAATCAATTGCAAGAGCAATAGCTTCAGATAGGTCATTTCTTACTAGGTTTTCAACATCTAGGCTAGATTGTTGAAGCATAAGTCTAGTCATTTCAGTATGTCCACCAATTACTTTTGGAGACATAGTTACTGAACCAACTGAGAACTCACTCTCACCACTATTTCCGCCTTCGGTTGCAATCCAAGCAGCAGAAGAAGCAGCAGTTTTCTTAGGTATTACAACATTTCCTTGTAAATTACGTAAGATCGTTGCCCCTGCATTCATGACTGATGATTTGTTTCTTAATACGTCTATGAAGTCTCCACCTCTGTAATCTTCAGCGATTAAAGATGCATCATCAGTTGTATTTAAGTCTCTTTGTCCCCAAGATCTTAATAGATCTCCTGGCATCATAATACCTTGAGCAGATTTACCTTGCATTCTTGCAGCTTCGTTTGAACATTCAAATTCAAATGCAGCAGCTTCTTGAGCTCTTCTGTCTGTTGGGTTTGCTAAAGCATTGATAGCTCTCACTAATGAGAATTCTCTTACTTCTTGTTTAGTCATACCAATTTCTGAAGGAGTTTCTAAAGGAGTGTCGTTAGAAATATTTTCTAATAATACGCCTCTAAATTCTTCAACAGAAATGCCATCACCGATTGCTTTATCAGCTAGATCTCTTTTATTGTGCTTAACAGCTAAGTCTATGATTTCTTTAGAATTTCTTTTGAATTCAGCTTTAGCTTCAGCAACAGTTTGTGATCTAACTTCATCAAGATTAATTTCTTGTTTTTCGTTTTCCATTATTTTCACCTTTGTTGTTTGTGTTTTTTGTTTATCTTTAGAACGACCAACTCCGACTAACCTACTAGCATCTGCTGGAATAGAAACGCTGGAAACCTCCATAGGAGTCCATTCAGCTTTGTAATAAGTTTCATCATCTTTGTTCATTCTTGTTAATTTATCGACTCTGTAACCAACAGATATATTCATACGAATACCATCAGCCACATCCTCAAAAACTTCTCGAGCTAAAGCAGATTTACCAAATCTAACTACTGCTATTGTCCTTTTAGCAGTCTCATCAAGTTTAAATTCTTCTATCACACCAATTTGCTTGTTCATATCATGGTCAAGTAAAAGTGGCGCACGCCCAGATGAAATAAACTCCATGTTTATATCATCAGCAGAATGTCCTAGCACTTCCATGCCAAAACTTCTTTCAACAGGCTCTTCAGAAGAGACTCCAACGCGTACCATTCTTTTTTCTTCATCAATGTATTCAGAACGAGACAAATCAATAGTTCTATATTTCATAGGCATATCAATTACATTTCTTTCTTCTTCATTTGAATCAGACATAGATACTTCATCAGTTATCTCTACTTCTTCACCTTCATGTTCTACATCCTCATGCTTCTCAAACTCAACAACAACAGTGTTGTCAGTCTCAGTAACATTAAGGATATGTCTATCTTCTTTATTCATAGATTTCTCCTTGTTT